TGATAAATTCAACGATACCTATCAAAGTTTTTCAAGTGGTATTGACGAATCAAAAGATGCATTCATGGAAAGTGCCAATGGTTTTGTAGATGTATTTAAAAACTTTGGTAGTAATTTTAAATCTGAACAAGAAAAACAATCTGATAATCTTAAAGACGCTTCTGAAAAATCTGCAGAAGGATTCAAATCAATTTTTGAAGGTGGAACTGGTGCAATAAAAGAGTTAACCATGGGTATTGTTGACATACAACAAGTGGTTGACGATGGTGTTAAAATGGTTAAGGCTGGTGCAACTCTAGTTGCAACTCCATTCAAACTTGCAAATACAGCCATTGCAAAAACCAGTAAGTTCTTTACTGGTAAAGAATTTAATATTGGTCAAAAAATGAAAGACTTTGCTGTCGGAACTGGTGAGGTTATTGACGAAGAAACTGGTGCAATCGATAGAGGTGCATTTGGTTTCTTGGGTGATAAGTTGACTGGTTTGAAAGACAATATGATTGCTGGTGCAAAAACTCTAGGTAAGTCTTCTGTTGAATTAGGTAAGAAAGGTTTTGGAATGTTTGTCAATGGACTTAAGTTCCTTGGAAAAAACTTTATGAGAATGGCTGCAAGTATGGCAGCTGCTCTTGTTCCATTACTTATTAGTGTTGCAACTTTTGTTGCTGGATTAATTGCAAAAGGTGTTGCATTGTTAGTTGCAGCTGCACCGTTTATCGGTATTGCATTACTAATCGGTCTTGCAGTTGCAGCCGTAGTATTGGCTGCAAAATTTATCTATGATAAGTTCATGGAAAACAAAGAACTTATAATGGAAAAATTCCAAGCAATGAAAGATAAGGTTGCTAGTATTGTAGGTAATATTGTTAGTTTCTTTACAAACATATGGCAAGGTATATCAGACTTCATTAGAGAAAAGGTTCTTAAAATTAAATCATTCCTAGGACTCACTTCCGATGAGGAAGAGGCAGAACTCGCTGCAATCAATGAAAGAAAGGCAAAGAAAAAAGACCAAAGAAAGAGAGCAGAAGAAGCTGCAAAATCAGAAATGGAATACATGGAAGAGACTGGTCAACTCGAAGGTATGTCTAGAAGAGAGAAAAGAAAACTCCGTAAAGAAAAAGAAAAAGAAGCTCTTGCAAGAATAGAAGAACAAGACGAATACGATGCACAATCTTCTGAACAACTCATGGAAAGAAGAGACGCAGGTAGAAACTTATCTGACGCTGCTCAGAGAGAAATGGAAGATAAAGAGCAATACATTGAATCTACAGTTGCCACTGGAAACTTGATAAGAGATGGTAAAGAAGTTACCGACATGGACGAAAGGCGTGAAATGGCAGAAGCTTCAGCAGATAGATTGTTTAGAACTGACTCAGAACTGAGAGCAGCCAACCAAGTTGGTATCAATGAATCAATGAGAGCTCAAATGGCACTTGAGGGAAGAGACGATTATGTAAGTGCAAGAGAACTTACAGATGAAGAAAACGCTGCACTCATGGCAAAACATAATCTTACGGAAGAAGACCTTGACCCCGAAAACATAAACCAATTTGATTCAGACCAAAATGCATACTTTGCTGAAGTGGATAGAATGGACGGTGATAGAATTAAAGACGCAAGAGACGCTGCAGAAGAGATGTCTCAAATGCCACCTAAACCTACTAACATGGCAACAACTGCTGTTCAACAGAACAATAATAATATCAAGAATACCTATAGGGTAGATAGACCTACACCTAGAAATAACGAACCTACTGGAACTCGTCTTTCACAAGTTCCCGCTTAGAAACCTTACGATTATATTTTGTTTTATCCTTATGGACTTGAGTAAGTCCGTGTGAGGGTGTTTTCTTATGTGCTTTTATTTTAGGTTCGGGTTTACCGAATATCTTTTCCCAGTTATCTGAGTATAATTTTTCGTTGGAGTTTCTTCTTTTGGAACCCTTACCTCCATGCCATTGCGACATGTTAGTTGAACCACTTCCTTCTTGACTCTGCGAGTGCAGCCCTTTGTGCATTGAGTTTCTTTCTTCTTGCAATCTCTTGATTCTTTTTATGCTTTTTCTGATTTGGTTTTTCATAATATTGTCTATCACGAACTTCATTAACAATGTTTGCTCTCTCACATTGTTTCTTAAACCTACGCAACATTCTATCGAAAGGTTCGACATTTCTGTTCTTAGGATTCACTCTTGGTTTAACACTTGGCATATTAACTAAAAAATTGTTCTAAAGATTCCTCTCTGTTTTTTATTTTATCTGAGTTAGATACTAACTCCCCTTTTTTACGAAACACTAAGATGTATTCATGCACCTTTGCAGTGTATCTTTTACTTGCACATTTACCTGCTTGTAAAGCTGCAAATATTGTATCGTTCTTCATTACAATTATATCATGTAATATAAGACCCGATTTAGTAAACATATTTATGCAATCAGAATGGAAGGGTTTATATTCTCCACCTCTTCTCCAGTCTCCACATACCCAAACACAAAACCCGCCTGGGACTAAAACTCTTTCTATGTTGTCTCCACATACTTGTATTCTTTTACAGAAATCATCATACTCTTTTATGTCTGATAACTGACCAACTGCAGATTCATACTTTTCTATATCACCATATGGTGGACAAGTAAGAACCATGTTTGCAAAGTTGTCGGGTGTAGAAACCATTTCACAACCGTCCTCTTCATAGATAGTTGCGTCTAGGTTATGTTCTTTTAATTCGTGTCTAACCTTTTCTACAGTTGTATGAGATACATCATATCCATAATAATTTCTTCCTAGAGATTGAGATATAAATGCTCTTGTCAATCTTCCAGCAAAAGGGTCTACAATTGTATCTCCAACCATAGACCAATAGTGAACTAAGTTCTCACATAGACCAGCATGGAACTCGGACATCATTAATCCGTTTGGTAATCTTTCACATACTCCTCTTTTCTCTTCATATGCAGTTAGGTAAGCATTGTCCCAATTGTTCTTTGAAGATTTAGTAGGTGTGATTACTGATTGAGGGTTCCAACCAAACTGGTCGATAACCCTTTCGTTTTCATTCCATGGTAGAATGTTTTTGTAATATTCACTTTTCATAATCTAATAAAGTGTTAAGTCACCCCTCGCCTTACAGCATTCCCGTTCTTAACCGAGAGACCCGCAGTTTTGCTATCTCCCTTTCCCTTACTAAGCACCCCCATTGTTTCCACGGTCTTAGTGTGTAGTCGTCTGTTTCATGGACACATAATGAATACGACTACCCCAAATACAGAAACTAGTCTTGAGCCAGTTTCTTAAAGTAATCCATCGCATCGTCACCAGTGCTTTCTCCGACTGATGCTTCTGCTGATGAGATTACGGGTTCTTCTGCAACTGAATCAGTATTCACATTTGCCCAAGGCACTTCTTCTTGGTCTTCTGCAATTGATTCTGCTGTAGAATTACTAACTCCACCACTGAGTCCTAAAACTCTATCGAGTTTCTCTTTGAGTTCCTCGTAGGTTTTGAATTCACTTGGTGCAATCACATCTGATAACGAATATGTCTGAGTATTTATCTCAGTTAGTCTAGCTTCGTCATCAAATAATGGTGCTGGTTTATCGAACTCTGACTTATCATAATTCCAGTATCCATCAACTTTACGAATCTTGATTCTAAAGTTTGCACCTTCTCCTCTTAAATCGAAAGGATTGATAGCTTCCTCATCTGCAAATTGAGGTGAGATTGCTTCTTTCAATTGTTCAAAGATTTTCTTCCCGTATCTGTATTTGAAAACTTTACCTTCGTTGTCGGGGTTCTTAGGGTCTGAAACAATATAGACATTAGAAACATAATGAAGTCTACGCTTCTGTTTCCTTGCTTGGTCTTTATTTGCTTCAATACCTGTATTCCACAATTGGGTATTGTATTCTGACACTGGGTCTTTCTTGTTGAGAGTAGTCAAAGACTTCTCTATATACCAACCACCTGGCCCTTGGAAACCATGGTCAAAATAACTGACCCAAGGCATTTCCTCGTTTTCGGGTGTTGGTAAGAAACGAACTATTGCAAAACCGTTACCTGTTTTATCAAGTTCGGGTTTCCACATAGTGTCATCGGAATAGGACTTTTTTGCACCTTCAGTAGGTGAAGCAGATTCCATGGCTGCTCTTAGTTTATCTAATGATGTCGACATTGTATTCTCCTATTGTATCGCATTGTATTAGCATTTTATCATGTATAGAAACCTTAGTTCCTATACTCCTATTATAATAGATTTCTAGTAATCCTACAAGAGGGTTTTTGAAACCTACATTGTATTTAGTCATTCTTGAGCTTTGATTTATTATACATAATAATGTTCCAGCCCAGAGGTATATAGCTAAGAACATAACTCTATGAGTCTACTCTTATATTCTCGGGTCGGGTAGGTCAAGAATGCCTTATACTTATTCAACTTATTATGAACCTCGGGGTAGACGACTTTTTCCGAAATCAATCTCTCCCAGTCTTTACTGAATCCAATAATCTCGTCCATAATACATAATGTCTCTAGACTAATCTCACCACCTAAGTAAGCTTTCAATAGTCTAGGGTGTTGACCGTTTGATACCTTTAGTAGGGTATCGATTTTAAATTTTCGGACTTGGTCTGATACTTCTGTTTCAAACATATACTTTAACTTCTGTTGTCTCTTCTTCCATTCCATGTATCGACCTTCACATTCATTCTCTAGAAGGTCACCAGCCCATAAGTCATAAACAGAAAGATTTGCAATATAGAAATCTTGTAAGTTCTGTTTATACTTTTTAAATAGTTTACCAAAGTGATACTTATCTTTTCTTTTTAGAAATGAGTTTATATCTGCTTTGACTTTACCGTTGTATCTGACAAAGTCGTAGTCCTTAGAATAGAAGTGAAGTTTTATACCAAGGTATAAAGTGTATGCATCATATCCTTCACGACTTGTCATTACTTAACTAGCTGAATACTAGTTGTTGCCTCAGTATGTGCTTTTGCAACAGCGTCATTTGTAGGAACTACAAAGACTACATTTGAAAATAAAACTTCTTCGGGATTCTCTTCACCTGTTACTGCAATTCCTCTTGCAAATCCCATACCCTCTTGAGTCTGAATGACCATACGAGGTTTCTGTAGAATGACTGTATCATTCTCTATCTTATCTAAGATACCAACATACTCACCACTCATGGCGACTACTGATACCACATCACCTTTTTCCATATTACTTCTCCCTATCGAAAAAACTTGTTAATGTTGATTGACTTCTAGAGGTTCTATTAATCATATTCAACCCTTGTGCTTCTGCTTCTAATTTCTCTTTCAGTGGATTCGAAATTAATCTCTTTGCAGATTCGGGTTCAATATTGTTGACCTCACATACCTTTATAATAGCTGACATGACATCACAACCTCTTCCTCTAGTCAATAGTTGTTCCACTTGTTCTGTAAATTCTTTTCTTGTTATCACTCGTCTCTCCAGTCTTTTAACCATTTACTGCCGTCTCTCTCTGCGTCTACAAATACAGCATTTGTAAATGCAACTGGTAAGACTACTGCAATGTGAACTATGATACTTGTTACAATATCATAACCTAACCAACCCATGTAAAAACTTGCAACGAATCCAAAGTATACAGACCACATTACAAATAAGACAAGGGTAAAATAAGTTTGTAGACTTGGGTCGGGAATATATCTCAATGGATTATATCTATTATCCATAACGAGTCTCCAACAATCTACAACCCATAATAAAAATTTTCTAAAATATTTCATATTACCTTCCATATAAGTTTCTATATCTTTTTCTTAAATCGACTAACTCGTCAATGTAGTCTAATGGACTACAGTAAAAGATTTGAAATGCATTATGTCCTTCGACACCTACTAACGCAACACACTCGTCTATAGGGTGTCCTGTTAGTTCTTCAACCATGATTGCATATGCAGTCATTTGAATGAACCATGGTTTTGCCATGTATTCTTCTTTATACTTTCCACTTGATTTAAAATCAATGATACAAAGTTTCTCGTCAAACATTCCTACACAATCCACTCGTCCAGCCATTTCTAAATTAGGACTCCATAGTGGTGCCTCTAAGGCAAGTGGAACAATCTCGTCTAACACGGGTTGAACTGCTTTGAACATTCCTTCTTGTAGAATGTTATCAAACTCTATAAACTCTTTTTCTTTTCTAAGGTAATCTTCTATGTTTTGGTGAAAGCTGGTTCCTCTCTTTGTAGCTGCAGAAGTTATCTTATTTGCTTTCTCTTCTCCAACTCTTTCTCTCCATAGTTTGATATGTTCTCTATTCAATAAACCTGTAACGGTTGTAACACTTGGATATGCTTTACCAGTCTCGTCTATGTAATGTCTTTTACCGTCTATTGTTTTTGTGGGGAGTTTGATATTCTCGAGGTCGGGAATATCATAAAGTTGGGTTCTCACTTGAGTCATAATATATCTATTGTATCACTTACGAGACTGTATGTCCATATGCTTTTTAACTATCTCTTTTGTTTTGATTTCTTTTACTGACTTCTTATGTAAGTGAGAACCCTTATGATTCTCTCCTATCTTAGATAATACTTCTTTGAATCCGTCATCTGTTTTTACTCTATCACCAACTCCACCTACTATTTTAGGAGCTCCAATGATTTCTTTTATGTGAGGATTCTTCTTAAGATACTTGACCTTATTATCATAGGTCATCATAAGTTCGTATTGTTCGTCAATCTCTTCGTTGTAAAATTCGTATAAGGGCATTATGCATAACTCATAAATTGTGGGACTTCTCTTCCAGTCCATTTTGCAAAGTCTTTTTTGTAGACTGCATAGTATTTATGATATGCAGAAATAGAATCATTTGGAACTTTAACATCGTCAGGCATACACTGAGGTGGTTCAGACCACTCACCTAGTTTGATATTCTCAGGCAAACAGTTTAGTATGTCTCTGAGTTTTGTATCAGTGAGGTGTTCTCTCTCATACCTGTATGTGTATTCGTTGCATAGGTTCTCAAACATATCGTATGCATATTGATATTGAATTGCATTCTCACGAACCCATAATGTAGAAGGGTGATTGATATGAGAAGCTTTGTATAAGTAAGGTTCTCTATCGGGGTCTAGTCTCCACCTTCTAAGTCTACGACCACTTGAAGAATCAATGTATTCATCACCGTCAAGGATTCTGTGAGCAGTTGATAACATTTGTGCATACTCAATAATCATCTTGACTACATGTTTATCACAATGCAAGGTTGCAGAAACTTTGGGTTCTTTGTGTAAATAAAATAAATTCATAATACTATTCTACCATTTTTCGGTGACATCGGCAACCCCCTTTTCATAGTTCCATGGAACTGATACTGAGTAAGGGTCGCTGAGTGATTCACCAACATATTTAAAATTCTTTTGAACAACGAAAGGTGCAACATGGTCGAAGTAATGTTCAACACATGTGTCTTCCTTATCTGCATATTTCTCTATCTCTTCATAGAGACCATAGACTAATTGTCCGTCTTGTAATTGTGCAAGTTCAACCATTCCTTCTGTCCTGTGCTTGACGCTTCTTTTTTTCTAGTTCTTTTTTACTAGGTATCTTTTGTTGTGTTTGTTTCTGACTCATGCGATTAAAATCTGTATCATTGGTGGAAAGAAATACATGTATACCATAATTGAAAATATAATTAACAATATTGCAACTGCAACCTTAACTGTAAACTTTACAACACTAGGAAAGATTTTAATTCCTAAGTAAATGCAAGTTAATAATCCTATAATCTCTAACATAATTATTTGTAAAAAATATGGTCTGTTATTTGAACAGTCTCATTTAATGTTTCTGCCCAATAGGGTTCGACCATGATTGAATGATAATGTGTTGCACCTTCTGTAATGTCGGGATACTTACCCATGATTACATCTTGTGCTATCTGATACGACTCAAAGAATGTATCAGTATCTAAAGGTTCATCTGACTTACCGTCACAAAACCAGCTGAATTGACACTGGTGTCTTACTGGAACTAAATTACCTTTCCAGTTTTCTCTTAGTTTTGCTTGGTAAACGACACCACAAATATCTTTTGGATATGAACTATGTTCCATACGATTGAACACAACTTGAGCAACTGCAACCTTACCAGCCAGTGGTTGATTACCTGCCTCAAAGTAAATGTTCTTTGCAAGACAAACTGCCTCACCGTTCTCGTCAAATCCATTGACCTTTTGTGGATAAAATAAAATTGAAGCGAGGACTATTAAACCAAATAGAAAATAGACCCAATCACTTCCACCATTGTTGTTGTAGTATGACAAAACGACACCCTCCAAAATAATGTTGACTGACAAAATCCTTTTCCCATTTGACACTGAGATTATCTAAGAATTTTTTCTGATTAAATATATACAAAATCCATTCGCTGAAGGTGACCTCAACATTGACTGGTTCTCGTTCTAAGTTAAGAAAGTTTGCAACTATCATGTGTTGTCTCCGTCTCGATATTCAATATCAGACTTATCAAAAGTCTTCCGATTTTCTTTCTCCCATGGAAAAGGTTTGTTGATATGTATCCCTACATATGCCATACCAGCCATAATAATGATTAGTATGATTCCAGTTATAAATCCAATCTCCATATCAATATCCCGATGTATGACATGCATATTCTGTTGAACAGTTAACCGTTCCACATACACACTCGTTTCTTTCAGCTCTCTCTTTTGCAGCTGCTTCTTCTTCAATCATATCTTGTTGAAATGATAGTAAATCTTCTTTTGTTATTTCTTCCATATTCTACCTCAAATAATCAGGGCCATATTTTCTCATTCCAAAGATTTGGTATCCCTCAAAGAGATTACCTCTTGGAGCATTTAATGCTGGAGTTGCCCAACCAGCTGATTTCAATACATCACCTTCTCTGAAAGTGATTCCTGTATTTCCTTTTTGAAATTCAAAACGATTAATGAAACCCCAAACTGATTTTTGGTTTCCACTGTTCATTATGATTTTGATATACTTACGAGATACTTTGTAAGTATATGAATACTCTGTAAGAGTAGGGTATTGATTTAAGTGTTCAGTCAATAAGTCTTCGCAAAGTTTTTGACATAGTCGTTCTAACTCTTGTTCGTTATTGACTTCGTTTATTAATTTAGATAATTTCATTTAGTCTCCTTTATCAATCTATACACATATTATAACAAAAAGCTTGAGTCGTTGTCAAGGCAAAAAAGGAGGGGTGGGTCTCACACATCAATCGTGTAAATGCTTGTGGATTTTGTGATACTTGACCCATTATCCCTTCCCCGAGTCTTTCGACCCTAAACTATGCAACCTCACTATAAGCTGGTTCTATCTCACCGTCTAGTATTTTCTTTACTAGGTCTTCGATATCCCATTTGAAACCACCAACATGCCATGAGTATTCCTCTAGAGGGACTCTTCCGTCCTTCCAGTTGTAAATTGTAGCATACTCGTAATCCCAATCTTCGGGGTCGTCTTCGTCTTCGACTTTGATTGTTAGACACCATTCACAATTAACTTTGTCATATGGGTCTGCAGACATATAGGTAGGTTTACCTAAAAGACCTATGAGTTTATCATAGGTTGTTGTAACATAACCTTGTAAGGAAGAACCACTCTTCCCACTCTCAGTTACTTCGTATTCAATTATATTCATAATATTCTCCCATCAATATATAGCTATTATAACATTTTTTGGGCTTCATAGTCAAGGCCATATTTCTCTAAATATTCTGCCACTGCTTTCTTTTCATTATGATTTAAATCTGAGGTATCTTTGAATCGGGAATAGGTCATACCGATTGTGACCAGTTTGTTCCCTGCTGTAACCGCTGCATTCCACATTGTATCGTCTTTGGGATACAGCTCATTCTTCTCACACATCGTGATAAGATTCCGTCCCATACGAACAATTCGTTCCTCGTAGTTTTCATATATGCTATCCATAACTTCTCCTATTAAGTTTAGATACCATTATACAAAAATGCCAGAGGCACGGTCAAGGGGTTTTATATACTTTTTTGAATTTGGTCTAGTTCGTGGATTTTCTTATTGATAATCTCAACTCGGTTGGGCCAATAGATATAATCCTTGTCTGAATCTTTTGCAAGATTCTCTAGTAAAGGTCTGATAAAGTCATCGAGTTTTCCAATAACTTCTGTTGCTGTTGTAGTCTTTTCTACAATCTTAGTATCCACGGTCGCAAGTTCGTCTGCGTCCATAGCGGTAAAACCAAAATCGTTATATTCTATACTCATACTATTATTTAGTAAATCTATCCAAGTCTCGGATAGCTTCTTTATCACTTTGAACACCTCTATAATTTGCATGTGCTTGAAGTGTAATGTCTGCAACTTCGTAATCGGGATAAGAAGTAATTAGTTTGTGAATCAATCCTGCGACATCTTGGTGTTTGACACTGGGTAAGTCTTGGTCATTCAAGAGACCTAAATTGATTGTAGTCATTTTGTATCTCTTTACAGAATTAAATTGTAAGTTGTTTGCAAGGTGATTTAGCTGTGCTTTATCAGCTGCATACTCATATCCTTTTGATATGTTTGGTTGGGCTGCACGACTAGAGATATTAATTATGTATTTTGATTTATCTTGTTCCCATGCTCTATGGGTGATACCTAGAATCTTTGCTTGGTCTTGGTGTGCAAGATTAATTAGAACTTCACACGGACTATGACCATTGTATATCCAACAGTTCTCTTTGTTCATGGTAATGTCTTCACAACGAATTGGTGTTACTTCGATTGTCTCACCTCTGAAAGGTGTTGCCTCTAGTGTGTCTTTAATTACTTTTGCAAGACCACTACTTCCTGTTATTGCCACTCTCATAATATTTCCTCACTAAATCAAAAGACGGTTTTCCAAATAGTGAACCGTCTACACTACACTTGTTACATGGAGACTGACTACGGTCTCCCTTCATTAATCTCTTTCTAATCTTGTTCATAGGTTTACTGAACCATACTTCATGCAAGCTTTGTTGTAATAGATTACCTACAACATGTTCACGACCCCAATCGTTTGAGCAGAATAAAACATCGCCATTCCAATCAACAAACATTTTATAAAAAGGATAATGACACGGTTTACCCTGTAACGATTTGATATCAGTTTCTTCAATCCCGACCCAATCAATTACTCCACTCCTATTGTTAAGTATCAATCCATGTTTCTCAAAGTCACCCCAGTGCATTCTATATTTGTAATTGTCTTGTCTGACCTCTGTTAATATATTATCAAAATGTTCTATCTGTTCTATACCGTCATAAAGATTTATGTAAAGTAAATCTAATCCAGCTCTGAATAATTTATGAACATATTCTTTTGTTAACTTATCACCATTTGTGTTACACTCTATTGTTGCTTGTGGTAAGTTAACTCTAAACTCTCTTACAATTTCTATAAAGTTTGGATTCAATAAGTTCTCACCAAATCCACTAAATGATATCTTACCTGAATATTGATTTTCTGCTAGTTCTTCTGCAATGGTCGATGCACCTTTAAGTGTAAGGTGCAATTGCCTATTGGGAAATACTCGGGGGTCATGCCTCGGGCAAAAGACGCATGTGCGATTACACAACTCAGTAGTATTGATTTCAACAGTGAGTATTGAATCGAGTGGGTCTCCATTAATGTTCCTCCAATGTTTCTCTTCTTGTTTCCTTCTATGTTCGAGGAAATCAAATTGGTCAACAGCAGTGATAGGAATATTACGAGACATGTTCTACGACTATGTGCCTCTCTATACCCTCACTCTGTTCAACATAATTATATTGTATCTTATTACCTTTAGAAAAAGGTGTGTCCATATTGTTTATGAGTAAATATAAATCGTCATATTCAAACATAAAATTATTTGATTTAGGGCTACCATTGTGAACACTGAAGAATCTAGGATATATTTTTTCGTTTTGTTTATCTAAAGGTAAGACTGATATGTAAAGTTTATTATCGTCATTATAGATTCGAATATCTTCTGACCAACGCAAACCAACTTTGTTTACTTGACTCAATGGAATATTGAATCGTTGTAAGATTGAATTATCGTATTTAAGTGCATGGTCTTCATGACCATATCCTTCAGCTTGTTGTGATACTAGGTGGGGTAATACCTCGGACTTAACCGAAGTATCCACCGTCTCTGACATCGTCCTTCTCATTTGTATCCTCTTCATCTGTTTCACTTGCAGATACAAATGTTCCCTCGTCTTGAAGACTTGCAATGAACTCTTCAGTCTGAGTTGCAAAAGAACTAATCATGTCTTCTTTTGAATCTTTTAGGTCTACTGTAAATCCTAGTTTGTTTGCTTCAACTTTAATCTTAGATTTAGTCAATGCTTCTAACTCACTTGGAGTAGGGATAGTAACCTCTTCGTATTCTTCTTCTTGAGTAGACAAATCTGCAATGTCGTCTTCTTCAATCATTCTAACTTTCTGTCCAGTCTTGACTGGTGCTTCTACTGACTCACCGTTTGATATTGTTTGTCTTAGACTTGGTGCATTACCACCTGTAATGATTGGAGCTGATGTTTGTGATTGTGGAAGTGTAGGTTCTGTTTCTGTATCTTCCTCTGCAACTCTAAGTTCTTCTTCCACTGGTTGGAATGGAACATTCTCATTTGCCTTTGCAACTTCTTCTACTGCAGTATCGAACTCTTCTGTTCCCTTTGCATCTTCGGGAACTGGTAATTCAATAGTAGGAACTTCTGTAGGTTCAGTGTTTGCTTCGTCCCACTCTTTGAAAGATTGTTTTGTTTCTTCTACCTTTTCAGAAAACTCTTTGTCTTCTGTAATAGGATTCATTGCTCTTGCCATTTCAAAAGCACGACTTGGTTTCTTAGGTTCTGTTGGCCCACCGTCTTCTGTAGGTGTTTCTACTATCTCTGTAGCTGCACTTGATTCTTGCATGAGTCTGTTTACTTCTGCAAGTTCTTCGGGTGTAAGATTTCTTTGTTCTTGTCCTTCAGACAATCCAACAATACCGTCATTGTTTAAGTCCATAGAGATACCATGAGACTTGAGAACTGCTTCCATTTGTGCAAGTTTATCTTCTACAGACTTCCTTCTCTTTCTCTCGTCATCTCTTGCAGTTCTGAGGTCTTGTTCTCTTTGTGCAATCTCAGCTTGTTTCTGTAATGCATGTTGTTCTTGCAACTCTGCAATCTGTCTTTGTGCAACCTGTAAAGATTGTTGATAGTCTGCAATACCAGTGTTTAGTTCGTCTCTGATTTGAACATATGCTTCTAGGTCTGCAGATTTAACTAGACCATTCTTTAATTGGTTTTCTAAAAGGACACTAGAGAATTGTGCAACTTGAGGTGTGATACCTACTTTGTAATTTGCAATTCGTTCTTGAACTTTTTCTAGTTCAGTCTTTTCAGGCGGGGTTGCTGATTCTTGTGCGAATGTGGTTGCACTTGTTTCAATATTTTTTTCTTCCATACTATACTCCATGGAGTCCTACTCGACTAGAAAGTTTTACACATTGGAAAGTAATACATGTTGAACTTTCCTTACTAATATGTATAGTCTCTGAGGACATTAATATTTAGTTAAAAGTTATATTCGGAAAGGCTTTTTCTGCAACACTTTTTGTAATGTTTTTGAATGGCCATACACCGTCTTTTACTAAGTCAATTAGTTTTGCTTCCATTGTTGGAATACCTTCCAACAACTCTATCCACATAGTTTCTCTACGAACCTGTGGCACTTCTTCCGTCACAAAGTATTTGAATAATTTAAATTCAAACCTTAATGAGGTTTCTGTTAAATCACTTGCTGGTGCTTCATTCTTATTGAATGGTGTTGGGCCTTCGGGTAATGTTGAATTGATATTATCGTCAAACACCCATTGAAGTATCTTAGACACTGCACCGTTTCTATCGTTGAAAACTCTTAGACCGTTTGCAGCTTTGTCTTCGTCTTCCTTTGCAACCAACTCTGCTTGACAAAAGATTTCATAAACATCTGCATCGTTTAGAAGTTTCTTTCTTTCTGTAACCAACTCTAACTTTGGTTTATTAGGAGCTCCTTTTGGTCTCCCTCTTCCTCTTTTCTTTTCTGTCATAATGTAAAATCCTCTACATGATTTAGTAACTCATTTAATCTATGAGTTCTTAAGTAATCAAATACTTTACCTTGGACTGGTGTAGTGTTTGAATACTCACTTAATATTCTATCACTTACCTCTTGAGGTATGAAATCAAAATCTATTAGTGTTTGATTTCTAAGATAGTTCCTATAGTATTTATCGTCGCTAGAAATAGTAATTCTCATATACTTATCTTTGATAGGTTTCCTTAGTGGAGTTTGTCTAATACCTTCGTCTAAACAATTATCATTAGATAATATATTTGGTATACCGTCTGACTTATCACCTGTAAGAATATGTTCTTTTAAAAACTCTTGAGGGTCTTCGGGTGATATAAACTTATTTAAGTTTGGTGACCATTGTGTTACATTATCATATCTTTGTAATTGTTGAAAGTCTTTATCACCACTCACAATCAATACTGGTTTAGTATTGTCTAAGATATATGCATGTTGTGTTAGGATTGCAATGATATCATCTGCTTCACAATTATCAACATACATGTATCGATATGGGAAGTTCTCTTTGATTTCCATTTTAACTTTATGTAATGTATCAAAGATTAATCCCCAATCCTTATCGTCTTTCTCTCTTGTCTTCTTTCTGTTTGCTTTGTATAGTGGGAAGTAATCTCTTCTCCATGGATTAGCTGCATCGGTGCATAGAACTATCTCACCATATTCTTCTGAGTATTTCTTTTGGTAGTTACGAAGGGAATTTAGAATCATGTGTCTTAACATGTCTTCTGATATCTCACCGTTTGCAATTTTCATTTGCGCCATCAGACTAGCAATTATAGTCTGAGTAAAATCTATTAGTATCATTTAATCACTTTTATCAATAATGTATTTTTAGTCAATAAACTGTTTCCTTCCTTTTCTTTAGAACGAGGTATCTCGTCCATGAATTTAGAAGCAATTATATTACCACCTTCTATTAGTCTATCAAGCAACTTCAAATCTGTCAAGGTCTTTTCTACACATTCTTCATATCCAGTGATACGAGAACCTCTTGCAGATAAATGACCTTCGAACTTTGTCAGCTTCTTACTTGATATGTTATAGGTGAATAACATTCTTGCTCTTGGTATTTCTTCGGGGTTAATAGATTGATACTTTTCCCACTCGGGTAAGTAGGGTAGTTTCTTTACAATTTGTTTGGGGGTTTTGATTCTAACTTTACGAACTGGTTTGTATTCTTGAACATATTGTTCTACTTCCTGTTCCCATGATTCTAATTTCTTTATAACTCTTTCTTTTTGTTTAGGTGTAAGGAAGTTATATGCTTCTTCTAACTGGTCACATTTCTCTTCGTTCCTCAGTTCATACAAAACATCGTCTGCAAATCCTTTCATGTAATTAACAACACGACCTGAGTAATCTAATCTCTTAACATACTTATACATTGAGAATGAGGATTTCTTTTGTTCTAGTAATCTGTCAATCTGATGCTCGACTTCACCCAAAGCTTGAAATGCTTTGTTTTCCATTCTCTCCTGTATACTAGTTGTCTTGGTATTCGTCATGTCTATTAGTCAATAAGAACTTCTTCTGAGGATTAATCATTAAGTTAGCTCTTCCCATAAAATCTCTGTTTGCCAAAAATGGTATCTTACCTCTTTTCGATAAACATACTTCTTGCTCATATATAGTATTTAAGAAGTTTAGTTCACACTTGACTACTGGTCTTTCTTCTTCGGGTCTTATCAATTGTGTCATTCTAATTAGAGGTTTCTTGTATTTCTTACCGTCTCTTTCAAAGTGAACAACCTTTCCTTTGACCTCGTAGGAGTCGGCGTGAAGGGAACATGAGGTAACATTGTTACCTGTATCCAACTTCACTGTCATCGGTTCACCATCGACTTCTATGGACTCGAGAACACCACATTCAGTTGCAGCCTTCACCCATATATCTCTATCGTAATAATCTTCGATAACTCTTTTACATACTTCTTCACCAAGTGCTTTTGATATACCTTGAGTTCCTGGCGAATGATTTACCTCTAGAATGAATGGTGCTTCTTTCTCTCTATTCTTTGCTGGAATAAAGTCAACACCTACCCATTGACCATTGACAGCTTTTGCAGCTATCAGACATTGTTGTTTTTCTAGTTCTGTTAATTCTATCTCTTCAGCTTCTGCACCTTGAGATATATTGGAACGGAAATCGTCAATGATTTTTGTCCTCTTCATTGCACCAATAATTTCCTTGTTGTTAATCATGACACGGACATCATAATCCATGTCAATATATTCTTGTAATAAGATATCACAATTGGGGTCAATCTTATAGACAAGACTGACTGTTGATTGTAGAGACCTTTGGGTTTCTACTAATAATACTCCAACACCTTTTGCACCCTGTAGAGTTTTCAGAACCATAGGGAACTGGTCGTCTAATCTATCTGCAGCTGCTTGAACTGCTTCGGGTTCTTCGTTTGGAATCAATACTGTTCGAGGTTGGTTCATACCAATCTCTTGTAATCTTAAATAACTTCTAAACTTATCTGCACAAACTTCGATACACTCCCTAGTGTTGACTACTGGGAAACCGTATCTTTCTATTTGTGAAATTAAATCTAGGTATGAATCTTTTACAGTAACACTACCACGAACCATAACAAGTGTATCACCGTCTAACTCAAAACCTTTTTCATCGTCTGAGTTATGAATTGTAATAACACCGTTGTCGTCTCTCTGAACATATGCACCGTTGATTCTAACTGAGTAAACTGGAAAACCTTTTTCTTTTGCAATGTTATAAAGTTTTGCTGAGGTTGATTGTGGTTTCTTTATAACTGGTTTATCTGAGTTCTTCTTTGTCTTTTTGACCATGCGTCTTTCTGCTAAGACAACCAATCGATATGGTTTCTTTTTACTCTCTACTTCTTCTCTGACAATCTCGGAGAAAGACTTCATAGTTTTATTCCTCATTCTTGTATGACGGATATGTTTCCCGCCACCGATACTCTTGTTTTATTCTCTTCATAATGTGGATAGACAAAATGTCTTAACCAACTAGGAAACATAATTATGTCTCCCACCTCTGGCCATATAAAGTATTTATCCCAACTGAAGAAATGTTCTTCACCATAACTTAAAACTAAATGACCTGAAGCATGTTGCACATAACCAGTATTATATTCAACATTCTTTTCGAATTTATTATCTATAGTTTTTTCGAATGTAAGTTCATTCTTAGTAAAGATAACAAACGAAAACATTCCTGTATGTCTATGGGGTGGATTTACTTCTCCACTCCTTTGGACATTAGCCCAAATTGCATCTATCCCTAACTTAGGATATGTTGTGTTATCGTCTCCAATCATACCACCATTATAAGCAAACTCCATTGCATGTCTTATAATATGATTACCTACTGTTGGTGGTAACTCAGTAAACTCTAACTGTTCGTCAATCAATCCAGCAAGTCTACCTGTTGCGTCTTCTCCTTTTTTTCCTTCGATATGTTCATTGAATATGTCGACATACTTACTATCGATTTTACTACGATAGACAAGTGGGCCAAAAGGTTGAAACACTTGAGGTTGATTTACTTCTTGCATATCTCTACAAAATGTTCTGCATCAACAAGCACTAAAGGTTTCTGTCGATTCCTTTTAATCACAACTACTGGTTCGTAACCTTTGCAGTTCTGTTCTGCTTGTGCATATGCTTCCCATACATTAACTTTTTCTTGATTCTTACATTCTACACTATAAGGAAAGATTTGTCTAGATTGTTTCCCAAGAATGATATCCTCACCTTGAGAACCCATAGGTCTAGATTCAATATCTTCTTGGTCGAGTCCTAATGACTCAACTAATAAATTTGCAAACCACTGTTGTAGTTTCCTACCCTTTGCTTTTGCTGAACTTGTTTTCATAATCTATCATATTTCGACTGCAAAGATTTTACTCTTATCAACCTCAACTTGTTCTAAATCAAAATTGATTGACACTCCACAACCACATGAATCTTTTTCTTTTGGATTTATGAATTTAAATATTTCATTGAATCCTTCTTTCCGCCAATCAAGTGTCATTCCGTTAATGTATGGAACTGATACTTTGTCTACTACAAACTGGAGCTTACCAAAGTCGATAACGATATCATCATCACTGTAGTCACGAACACTATCAAAGATATACTCAAAACCAGCACACCCGCCTCCCGTAATTCCAAGTCGGATATACTTAAAGTTTTCTTTCTCTTGTTTCTCAAGTAATTTAACGATTGCTTCATCTGTTATCTCTATAAGCTGCTCCATACAACTATTTAGTCTTGGTTGGTCTCGGAGTTGTCTATAACTTCGTCTCCTTTAACTCTGCATAGTTCGTAAGGTATGTGTATGTCTTGGTCTTCGGGGACATATAGGTGATTGATATCTGAATTGTTACATGTATGAATTGCGTCATAGATTGTTTCAACCATAGGTTCACCATGTAAATTAAATGAAGTGTTAAAGATAACTGGGACTCCAGTCTCTTGATAGAAGAGATTAATTAGGTCGTAGTAGTTCCTGTTCTGTTCTCTGTTGACCGTTTGGATACGACATGTTCCGTCTGCATGGACAATGGAAGGAATGTCCTCATACGCCTTCTCTGTAACTTTAAGAGCAAAAGACATATAGGGACTAGACTTGAGTTGTTTTAAATCTACATACTCATGTGCATGTTCTTCGAGGATAGTTCCTGCGAAGGGTCGGTAGTGTTCTCTCTTCTTAATGACATTTACAATATCCTTTGCATGAGGATTGGTTGGGTCAAAAAGAATGGAACGATTACCTAATGCTCTTGGGCCAATCTCTGATTCACCTTGAAAGATTGCAACAATCTGTTTCTTCTTGATAATCAGTTCTTTGACCACATGGTCTAAGTCTCTATGTATCTCTGTTATTCTCATGAAGTTGCTCGGTCTAACTCCTCTAGTGATTGACTGTCGTCTAGTAAAGTTATTTTATAAGTATCAGAATCTTGCGTCTTCTCAACCATATGAGGAATCTCAATCCCTCTTGATTCAGCGATTGCTAGTTTCTGATGAAAAATTCTAAAATCTTCTTTCGTGCATTCAACTGTTCTCATTAGTATTCTCCTTTTCAATTAACCGACTGTAATGTATTGCACCACCTATTGCTGTCCCACCGTCATGAGGGATAGGGTCAATGAATATATTATGGTCGGGGAACGCTGATAAGTAATGATTATTGTTTGTGCAATTCAATGCGTAACCACCACTCAATATAATATTCTTACAATCGGGATTACGGTCTACTGCATTTTGAATAACACTGACTGAGTATTCCAACGATTGTAGTTCTAACAGATTACAAATCGAGTTCATGTTTACTGTATGTAACCCGTGTTTGTATTCTTTCCATGGACAATAAGAAGCAGCTCCCATAACTTTACCAGCTGCTCGTCCTAGTTTATCAAACCCAAGTGCATGACTTAGATTTGAAAAGTTCATTCCGACTGAAGGGTAACAAGATAAAACTATCTCTGCACCCTTGTCGTCTATGGTCTCGTCTTCTGCATACATGACTCCTTCTTGTTCTGCACCTATGCAATGACCATGAAGGTCATGGATTCTACGGAAGTTGCTGAGTCTTTGCCATTGTAGTTTTGGAGAAGTGTAAGGGTCGATACGATAGATTGATTCTACTTCTTGATAGTTAGGTGCAATGTCAAACAAACGATTTGCACCACCACCGTCCCAAACTACAGCAATTGCACTCTCTTCGTCTCGATAGGGTGCATGATAATATCCACACTCTGCATGATAGAGGTGGTGTTCAAACTCATAATGTATACCTTCGAATCCTAATTGTTCTGCAACTGCCATGTGAATATTATCGTCATCTGATTGACCAACAAGGCCAGGGACAAAATCTTTTTTGTTATCGGGATTATCGTCTGACCCGTTAGGATATTCAAATCCATACTCTTTGTATTTGTCTCTAATCTCTTCGTTTCTTTCCCATGTCATTTGTTTCTCAGAAACATCTTTTGCAAACTGTCTTTGCAATGCACGGGAGTCTCGATAAGGTTGTTCGTAAGGATACCACTCCCACTTTCTCCTGTCGTAGGAACATGCAACTAAGATATCACCTTCGGGTTTTATCTTATCGGTTCGGTGGTGAATACACTGGAGTTCGAGTTGGTCTCCTCTTGGTGTCCAGTATTTGTTGCGTCTGAATCGTTCTTCTTCAAAACAGAAATCGACTTTACGAGTTTCGGTATCGTATTGTGCAAGGGAAGTTTCGTGACTTGAGTTGTATGCAAGTATTTTCATAATGTAAGAGTAAGGTTAATCTTGTTCGTTTATTTTATAAGCTTTAATGAGTTGACTATGACTGAAGAGTTTCTTTTCTAACATGTCCTCAATCATTTCTCCTCTACCGTTTCTTTCTCCTGCTTTAAAACTGAAGTAGACACATGCAGTGATAAACAACAAGTGAATAATATATAATTCCATACTCATATTTATACTCCGTAAAAGTCATCGTCAATATCCTCTTTCCTCTTAAAAGGATTTCTCAACTCCCACTTCCAGTTTGACTTGACCATATAATGAATACCCAAGATAAGAGTAAACCACACGACACCACTGAAGAGCCATTTAAAGACCCACCCCAGTAAATACCAAGGGATTAAAAATACCCACTCAAATAATTCCCAATTAATCATTTTGTTCTATCTCTCCTAACTGGTCTTCCACCAATTGTTTTACTTTGTCTAGGGAATACCATAGACCACTGTAGACTTGGGTTCTCTCTGCCCACTCTACTATATATCGTTTATATCCGTAAGGTCTCTCGGAAAAGATTCTTACTCCACCGTAACTTTCTTCTAACACTCTCATTATTTAATCCTCATTTGATACCACATGATTGCTATGGTTAACATACCTAAGAATATAAACGACAACCACATGAATATCTCAATCATATAAAATTAATGTTAAGGTTAACCCTTAACTCCTCGTCTGTTTGACTGACACTTTGGTGTTTAGTGTTCCCGTCAAAGATTACCATACTGTTTGCAATCGACCCAGCTTTCTCACCGTTCTCAAACTCCGTCCACCCGTTACAAGTATTCACACTATACAAACCAACCATATGAGGGTGGTCGTAATCTACATGGAGACTAGACTTGACATGGTCAGCTGTCCTCGGATAACAGTTCACCTTAATCCTCAACAACTCGGAGATACTCATACGGGACACTACGGGAATACAAATACTATTAAAGAAATCCAATTGAATTAGGTCGTCCTCTGCAGTATTATATAAAGTATTCCCAAAACAAAATCCATAATCCTCGGGAGTCGTTAACCCACTCCTATAATAATATGGAAACTCCATACGGTCTGAGCCTAGTAGAATAGACTGGACACGGTCAAAGAGGTAGTCGGGGAGGAAGTTATCTATTCTTTCAAAGGTCATACAATGTAATAATATTCAGCTGCATTCCTTAATAAGAATAATAATCCCACACCATTTAATAATATTAATGCACGGTCATTCCATAGAATACTGACCATTAACCATAAGAATATACCACAAGTAGACGCTATAAGGTCTAACCAAACGAACTCGGATATACCTCTCACACTCATTCCAGTGAGAACGAATGCACTTGCAACCCACTTGAGATACCAATCTAAAGTGTAAGTAGGGTTCTTTTTCTTCATAATAACTCCATTATACAACAAGTTTAAATATATTACTAGAGGGTTTATAGTCACATTCTACGGGGTCGGGTTCGTAATCGCCGTCCTCATACATGACTCGGAGGACTAACTGACCGTCTATATTATGGATAGATAACAGTGTATTATCCTCTATACCCATTTCTGCAAAGACCTTTTCGGGGTCTAACTCCTCGTCAAAGAGGATTGTATCGGTAATAATATCAAAATTATATCCAATGTATTTCATATTTTTTTCCTTAGCAGGTGGTTTTTTACCCGAAAAATTTTTTATCGGGAGTGAATATTTTATTACTTAGGGGCTACAAATCTCTCCAAGAATATATTATGCGGGGGTTGAGGCCGTTTAGTTTTTCTCTAGGAGTCCCATACAACTGTTCTGAGACGCTAACATATATTATAACATAAAGCTCTGCCGTTGTCAAGGCCCCTGAAAGGCCGTAAGAATCGGGCCTACAGACCAGGCGCTTGTTAAGATTGGGTGTCTCTCTCATGCACCCACGACCTTCTCGGTAGATAACCCCAGTGACTTCTCCTCAAAGCAACCCACGGACAAGCACTCACTGGTCAACAGTTCCGTGTATATATCCATTATATCAGAACACAATACCCTCCGTCAAGGTAGTTTTTATAATATCTTCTGTCTCATAAGGGCCTGCATAGTCCGCTTCCCACTCTTCGACTATCTTTTCGACCTTTCGTATTTTATTTTTCATATTTAAATCTAATTCAGAATCAGTATTAACCTTACTATAGCTGCCGAGATACTTATCATAATACATTATAATATCTCACTTAATACTATAAGGGTTAACATTATACTAAGAGTAGAGACAAAGTCCCAGTCAAATAGTCCGTTTTCTTTCATTATCTTTAACATACTACTAGTATATGATAAAGCTGGGGTCGTTGTCAAGGCCTGCATGTAATAGCCGTCACCTGACAAGCCCCTCTGAAGCCCCCTATATACGGGCCTCTGAGACCCTCCGAGGTGCCTTGACTCCAAAATAAATATGTGGTTAAGTCCTCCGAAGCCAATCACCAAAAGCAGAAATATCCTGCCAGCACAATAATCACCTTATATCGATTATTTTCACACTATACCACACTTTCACTCACAATAAATAATAATCATGAACCTCTTACCCTTTGAAATATATTTAAGTCCCTTAGATATCGAGGAATATGGGGTCATATATGAGATTCCGAACTACTTCTCTGAGGAAGAATTAGACTACATTACTCACCGAATAACACAAAAATACACTCCGATTGACTCTGAGGTATATCCGAATTGGTCTATGGGTAAGTTCTTATCTGAGAAAACAAAGATATTAGGGACACATTATAAGAGAATAGTAGACCATTCTAAGTCTTTACAGAATAAATGCACATACACTCCTGATTATCATGTAAATCAAGGTTACACTGTCATGAGAATCAAAGAAAGAATCCAAGGTTCTCCTATTGGTATGAGACGCTATCCAGTGCATAATGACGGTGGTAAGAGTCTAACCTGTATTATACCGCTGTGTCCCGTGAAGTCTGTTCCTACGACCTTTAATGGGTCTAGTCGAACAGAAGAGAGAGGTGTTGACCTAGGGTGGAAAGTGAACCATGCATATATGTTTATTCCGAATGATACTTATAGTTATCACTCCTATGAGGGTGATACTGAGAATGACCGTTGGATTGCAAATATTAACTTCTATACTGAGAAACAATTAGAGAATCGTTTTGAGGATAGTGTGGAATGGTTAAATGAGTCTGACTTGGGTGAGTTATGTATCTATGAGGGTGGTAAGGATTTCTAAACCGCTGGGTCTCGTTTGTATATTCTGAATCGTTGGGAGTTGAACATACCATAGGGTATTCCACTGTTAAGGGTTGTTAGGTTCGGGTATATATCGAGTGCCATGGAATGTCTTATATCCGTCCCCGTGTTGGTATATACTTCATGTTCTAGGTTACTACTGAATATATGAATATCTCCTTGAGTATTTTCTACTTCACCCATATCCTCATACCATGTAATATTATATTCTGCTCCGAGAAAGACATTACAATTTAGAAAGAAATTAGAGGTTTTGACTATAGGGTCATATCTATTTCCATGGACATGTCTTCGGAGTCCTTCT